TGTGCCGGCTTGAACTATCGACTGTATATTGCGTACTGTCAACGGTTATCAATGTGCTGTCAACCGTAATACCTATTATGTCGGCTTCGGAATCTAATTGTAAAGAGTAATCAGAAACTAACTCGATATCAGTTTTGCCGTTTATTAAATTAACTTTTGCCGTTACAATTTTATATTTGTTTTGAGCTATAATTAATTTGTCATTTAACTTTAGATTGTAAAGCAAAAATGAAGGCAAAGTACATTTTAATTCAACTACTCTTGTTTTTGTATTGTAAATATCGTCAATGTAGTTTTTCCAAAAGTTGAAGTACAATGATTTTTCTATTGGTGATAAAAAGAATGTAGAGTTATCAGCTCCAAAATTAAGACTGTTGGTAACTTGCAACGCTTCGATATTGTCTTCTGTTGCCGTGTGAAATAATCTCGTAAATGAACCTGTCGGCTGTATCGTTAGTGCTGCTGTATCTACATAACCATTTCGATAAAACATTATAGGCTTCAATTTAACAGGCTTCAATTCTTTGTCAATAGTATAACCTACTTGTACGTCTGTAAGATCGCCTGTCGTTTCATTTTGCAAACGCTCAAACATTAAATTTTCAAACTGACTTTCAATTTTTAAGTCCGTACCATTAATATCATATTTTGCTTTTAAATCCCCATAGCCAATTTGATAATTATCAAAGTATTTTTTACCTAAAATCGCTTCGGTTTTTTGATACATAAAATCTATTTGCTTTTTAATGTCAGGCTTTTTTAATTTTATATCTTTGATGTCAACAAGTTTTGTAATATCGTAAACTTTCCCTTTTGAATACCAATTATCTAACGTGTCAATTAAAAATAATTCGGTATCAGTATCTTTTATGATTAGATTAAATTCTGAAATTAAAGAGGCAAAAAAGTCTTTAATCTTTAAATCTGGCATTTGCTCACTTACAATAACGCTTGCTGAAATAGTTTGCGTTGGCGTTGTTCTTATAACGTGTGAATTATTAACGCCCAAAAATACTTTCTCTTTTTGCCAACCATCCAACGTTGTACTAAATTGTAAATCTTCACTTGACTTAATGGCAAATTTCGCTACATTGGAACCTTTGATGTCAATTATAGCCGTTCCAAAACCTTTTGCCTCAACCTCTGAAACTACTTCGTTAAGATTATAAACTAATATTTTATAAGGCACGGTCGTAAATCCTGCTAATGGAGTTACCTTTATGGTAACTTTTCTGAAATTTTTGTCGCCTCCTGCATTGTCAAATGTAATTGTGTCGGATGTTGCGCTAAAAATAAACCCATTTTCTGTATAATCAGTTGGTATATCTACTATTAATTGCTCTCCATACGCTTTCATTGCTCCGCTTTCTGCGTGCATCCACAAAAAAAGATTATAAAACACAGCCCTATCAAAGAAATCCCTTGAAAATTGAACATTGTATTTCGTTTCAATCGCTTCAATAATTCTAATTAATCGTATTGCGGGTTTAAAATCAGTATAACGTATGCTGTTAGTTGTCGATAGTAAGTTAGTAGAGTTAACATCATTGGCAATTGACATATCCTGAATCGCATTAATCATAGGATAGTATAAATTGCCGTTCGCAATTGTACGCCCATTCATTGTCCCATAAACAGTTGAGGCATTGTAGGAATGATTGAATGCCGTAAAGTCTAATGAACGTAACGTGTCATCTCCAAACGCATCATTCAAACTTACACCTTTAGCGAAAAAAGTCAATTCATAAGAATAAGGCAGTCCGCTTTTCATTGCTGCGGAATCCATTTGAATAGTACCAAATTTATAAGGTAAACTTTTAATTTCAATATACGCATCAATACGTAAATTTGCGTTAAATGTGCCGTCCAAATCTGCATTGAACCAATAGGTAAAAATCTTATTATTAACGTTTGAAGCTGGAACGTGGAACCCCTGCGTAAAATCTGATATTAATTTTGAAATATCGCTTAAATTTTTAACGTTCAAATTCATAACGATATTTTCGTCATCGAATAAATCAATTTGTTGACCCTGTATGTATATCGCTACATCCATTAAATAACCTGATTCATTAAATTAAATGAGTACTCAAAATCCATTGTATATTGGATCAGCTTATTATTGAGTTTGGTTTTTTTCTCAAATGATTTTTTATTTAAAGTAACTGGCAAAATTTGTCCATTCTCTTCTAAATAAATAAACTCGCTCAACATCAATTCCGTAAATAGTTGGTTTTGATTTTCTGGAATAAAATCTGTATTGACTGAAATTTTTTCTTTGCCTGTTACATTTGTTGTCCGATTACCGTGACTTTTCAGATCGTATTCGCCAAAAGTTGAAATGATTGGCATATAGCTTTCGTCCTCAATGTCGATACTTTTTTTGCTTAATTTATTAAAAGCTATCGTTTGCCAAAATCCATATTTATTTTTAAAAATACAGTTTATCAATGGGTTTCTGCATTCAGTTTTAACGGTAAAATAATGGCGTTCAACTCCAGTCGTATAAGTGAAGTCAGCTATGAATGTCGGTAGCGTTGTCTTATAATTAGTCGCATTTACGTAGGCAATCATTTGATTAGAATAATCCGGGTTAAAAGTAAACGGCACGGTTGTGCCGTTAATCTTAATTGATGTAAGATTTTTAGTTTTAAAATAGATTGGGTATTTAGAATCATTATAAATTAAGTGTTCATTAATAGAGCTTAAAACATTTGTTTGAATTACCGGATTAAATAGTTCCGTATGATACCCGAACCCATCAACCGCCAATAATTGTTGCTGCACACGGTAAAGCTCCGTAACGCCCATTAATATTTTTGCATCCAAGTAACACCAAACGGTTTCTTGTAACGCTGTGGTGTTCGCCCCTGTGGATGCTACATCGTAGTAATTGTCTTTCACCATATCGTTAAGCATCTTACTTATTTCAATTGATATGTTTGTTTGTCCTGCCTGAATTACTTTTTTGGTAAACTGATATGTCGGTAAAGCTGGTTTTACATTTCGGTCTCCTGTATAAAGATACATATCAATAGTAACGTTATCAAAAAGAACAGTAGAAGTCAACTTGAAGTTGAAAGGGGAACGGCTTAATACGATTCTTTCAGCATATATGACTGGCACGCCAACTTCGGGTGTAGTTTCAACTGGTGGCTCTGTTGGATCAGGCGGTGGCGGTGGTGCATCAACTTCATTATAAATATTGACAACTGCAACTGTCGTATTTGAGGTTACGGAAAAAACTGCACCTGCATAATTTGCTGTTATGGTAACTGTACCTTCTCCGCTGTCAATTGCACCTAAAGTCCAAGTAACTGTATATTGACTAGCGGAATTATAATCTAAATTAAAAGCATTTTTGTAAAATTCTGAAATGTAACCTGAATACACCCATTGGTTGTATTCATTCGTATAACCTAATGGAATTTCTGTTTGATAAGATGCTGCACGTGCTGCCTTAAATATTTCATTTAGATTAATTGCGTGCAAAGATTCATTGATATTTAATACCTCATTTTCTAACGGCACACTTTGAAAATCTATAATAATCTGTGAGTTCATAATTTAATCTTTTAGCGTAAATTTTAAAAATGTTTCAACATCCAATCCGTAAGCTTCCACGATGTCATCTGGTAATTTTGCAAATGCTTTCTCAAAAGGTTTTGTAAAGAAATTACTTGTTTCAATTCCTGTATGATAAACGCTTTTTGCAATTGCGTACTTCATACCTTCCCTTGTTTGAAATTGTCCGCCTTTGCTTCTCGGTGCAAATCCACGCTTCACAATCCATTTATCAAATGCTTTTATTGGTGGCATTTTATTTTTATAAGAAAACGGACTGTTTACAACTCGCTTCATTTTCCACGCCGTGCCGTCTGCTTTTGTACCGCCAACTCCCTTAACTCCTTTGTCTTGGAACTGTCCGTACATTTCCATTTCAATAGTACTTTCAAAACTATTCGGCATTACCTTAACACTTCCTTTTAAACTGTCATATAATTGTTTAGATACGTTTTTCCCTCCTTTCGTTAAGTTAGTTCGTGCTTGTTGAATAACATATTTATTAAATGCTTTTAACGTACTTTCAGTATGTTCTCTAACTATTAACATACCGTTGTTTCGTTGCTTATTTGAAGTTGTACGGTAGTTTTCCAACCGTCCAACATATTCATAAAATCCAATGTGATAGGTTCTGGGCTTGTCGCTCCCAATAATTCAATATCATAGGCATTTCTTTGTAATTTCAACCCCATTATTAACCTATTCAGAATATTAAAACAAGTATCTAAGTTTGTCAACTCGTTATCATTCTTTAACCATTTATCAGTAATAGGCACTTTTGAAATATCCCTTAGTTTCAATGCGTGAATTTCAAAAGTGAACGCCACGTAACCGTCTGCAATTTCTGAATTAGTAACCTGAATATGTGCTAAAGGAAATGTGGTCTTTTTATCCAAATCAATTGAATCGCTCAATCCGTGCGTTACCACATTAACATCCGCATCCGCTATTAACTGGTCTTTGATATACGTTATTGTTGTTAAAAATTCACTCATTTTTATTTTGTTTTGTTTCTTCGTTAGCTAAATCAATCCTATACTCTAAATCATACAAAAATGTATGTATATTTAATTTAAAAACTGACTTAAACGTAATTCTGCGTCCTTTAGATACTGTGTCAAATGATAGATACCAGCCCCATTTCTCTGCAAAGCCTGCTCCAATTCCTCTGCTTTCGGACTTTGTAAATAATCCTTCGTAGCTGTCAATAATTCTTTGCTTAAATTGTAAAAAAAAACCTGTGAACTAAAGAAAATTTCTAAAGGAATGTTCGCCATTGTTTCCCGGTAAACATCCGAACCCTTGTATTTTTCAATAAGATAGTTTGCACCTTGTTTGTTTGTAATTGGTCTAAATAAAACAGCCATAGCCCTGTCTAAGTTTTCTGGGTCATCAAAATATGTATCTAAATCCCTATACTCTCCAGATGTCATATCGTCTAAATTAGGAATCCTTCCAAACTCTTTGCTATTAGTTGTAAATCTATGTAAATCTCTGGGCTTCGATTGAAGCACTTGCAGAATATCGTTTGATATTTCTTTTAGGTCTTTTGATTTTATTTGTAGAGCTTCATCGCTTGTGATATTGCAAAATATTGCCACCAAAAACAAAGATAAAACGGTTTCGTCTTGTGATTCTTCTTTGATTAATTTCTGCCAGCGCATCCATTGACCTAATGTAATATCGCTTAAAGTTGTAGGTATTGTAATTTTCATTTATACAGGCTTTATACCCATATAACGAAATTAGTTAATATTGTAGTTGCCAGAATTTTTACGCATCCCTATCGTTTCCATTTCGTGATAACGCCACGCATCAATAGCGTGGTTGAACATATCAATTGGTTTGTTTAATTTTTCGCCTGTGCGTTTGTCTTTATCCCAAGCATACTTTCGTAACTCATTGATTAGATTAAGGCTTGTGGATGTTACTAAATAACTATTGTCTTGAAGTGTTTGTATGCCAAACATAACGCTGTCAGAGCCTTTGGTTACGCCTTTCGCCACAACTCCATAACCTCTTAACTCTGCTATGGATTTTGGCTCTGCACTATCGCAATAGCAAGGTAATTTTGTAGTAATAAATTTAACGATTTGACTATTTGAAAGTTCTTTTTGGTAACATATTTCATTTACAATTCTTTGTCCGTTGTATAGATATATTTCAACTATTGCTGTCGGGTCGTTTGTATATCCAAAATCCAACCCGTAGCCTAATAAACGTGCTTCTGATGGGATTGAATCTATCTGCTGCCAGTTATTAAAGATAACGCCCTCAAGGCTTCCTATTTCGCCCCTGACATAAACCCTACACCAATTAGCCCAATAATCTGATTTGATGTTATTTTTATCATTCCAATCTTCTAACGGATTAAAGAACGCCTTAGACATTTTAATATTTAAATCTTCAATTGTTTCTTCTGGGCAAGCTTCATTGTCTAAATATGTCAATAAAAGAAATTCGCTATTTTTCTCTGGCAATACTTCCGTGTGTACCCAAAATTGATTGTCTGGGTTGTAGTCAATAAATGTTTCTTTTGAGCGTATCATTAAAGCATCTGCAATATGGAAAGGAATATGATTGGCTTCATTTAAAAAAAGCCTGTCTCTTTTCCCTGCTGCCTTTGCCTTACCAACAGTATCAAATGATTTGAACTCTATTACAGAGCCGTTTTTGAATGTATATTGAAGTGGCGAGCCAAGCCATTGATTCTCGTCCCATCGTTCCGTATCAATCATTACATCCTTGAATATTTTAACGCATCCGCTTTTTACTGCGGGGATGCTTTCAGCTACAAATGTTGTTAAAATTCTAGGGTTTTTAATTGCGTAATCAATTTCAACTGGAATAATACCGTGCGTCTTACCCGCGCTTGTAGAACCTTGCACCACTTTTATACGTGCCTTCATTGCAAGTAGTTTCTCAATAGCTGTGGTAACTTGAAACATTAATCTTTTTTATTAATATAGAATAAAGGCTGCTCTATTTTTTCGCCGTTTGTGGTTATGTCGGTTTTGTCTCCATATTTTTTAGGTTTCATTTTAGACATAAGCCATTTACGTGTATCAACTCTAAGCCTGTCTCTTTGGATAACATTATGATTGGTTAGTAGGTTTCCATTTTCATCAGTAATTATGTCATCTTGTGTTGCATCGCAAATGTTAAGTATTTCATCACCCATTAATTCAGCACGTAATTCCATTGCGCGCGCGTATTGTTTTACTAAATTTTCATCATCTTCAATCCATCTAAAAAAACTCCTTGAAGATATATCATATTTTTTAAAACATTCCCTTAGTTTATCGCCATCAGAAATATCATCACAAATATTATTAATGATAGTTATTTTATCTTCATTGGTATATACTTTACTCATTTAAAACTCACTTAATTTAATCAGTTTATTTTTAATAGCATTTAATATATTTTCTGTTGGATGTTCTATATTTGAATTAAAAACATCGTTATAAATTTCAATCAAATCAATTTCATTTTTTACCAATTCCTTTTGCTCGTCTGTAAGCGGTTTAGGTTTGTTAAATGGAAAATTCACATTTAACCAGTCTTTTCTTTTCTCACAATCAATGCAGGGTACAATTCCCAGTGCTTCTGTTGCTTTTGCGATAACGTCACCAACTCCAGATGCACGTTGTCTTTTAACTTTTTTCTCACTTTCACTATTATTTCCTTTGAGATTTTCGCTTGCCGGGCTAATGGTCTGATTCCTATCTTGGAGCTTTCCAGTATTATCGTTTTTTCGTGCCATAATAATTTATTAATTTGATTGTCGATTAATTCAAATTTAACTTCAATTTCTTCAAAAGTTTGTATGTCGATATCATCTTCATATTGTATCGGAATTTTTGCATCTAAACATAATTTATTTTTTCTGATGTCGTCAATAAAAATAGATCTTAAAGTTGCATAAATG